TGCTACGTAGATTCTTTCCTTTGCAACTGCTGCAGAACCAGATCCTGGTCCTACTGCTACAATACCACGCTCTAGTGGAACGTCGCCGATATCTCCTGCTGACATTCTTAGTGTCGATAGGTTAGATCCTGTTGCGATTTCCTCATTTGATGCAATTGCTACTAGAAGATTTTCTAGTGTTGCTTCTGCAAAAGATGTATTTAGATTAACTGTCATACCTTGCTTGAATAAACGAGCAACGTCTAGAAGTTGATCTACTGCTACATCACCAAAGTCTGGCTGGAATGCGAGTTCCAAACCGTTTGATGTGTAACCGATGTTTGTGAAATCATTGTCGTTTGACAAAGTTTCCTTATAGGATGTTGTTGATGCTGTCATTGCTGGAAGATCAGTGTTCGCTTGTGCGTCAGTGATGTTTCCTGTTGCGTCTACATATCCGATTGGGCCATCATGAGTAAATAGTGCTGCTGCACCTACGATGATGTTACTACTTGAACCACGGCTGTATGCCATATATTTCACCTCTTTCATTTTATTAAAAGGGGGTTGTTTCCTCAGTACAATTATAACACCCTTTATTAAGGGTTTGGATGCCAGTCGTAGTCGATAATTATCTTATTCCCCGCATAAGTACGGGCTGTGCCAAAATCAACGATGTCTCTTGTTTCTTCTAGTTGATAGATCTTAAAGTTGTGAAAGAATAGTGGCTTAGACTCTGTGTTCCAGGATCCTGGATTTGCTGCTGCCCAAGCATTTAGGTCTTGTGCCGAATCGTCCCCCCTGTCAAGAAGATCGCTTACCTGCTGCTGAGTTATAACCATGTTTCTTTGTGCATTGTCTCCTACTGAGTAAAAATAATAAAGAAGTTGTTCGCACTTAATATGGGGAAATGGCATTCTTCTCATTTTAAACATTCTATCGTAAACACCAAAGACTCCGTTGCTTTGTGGAAATGTTTCAGTCAAGGCATCAATTTCTGTTGGGAGAGTTGGGAAAAAATATGTAGTACCAATTGATCTTGATCCTGATACTGGTGGATCAGAAAGAGTTAGGCTTTCCATGTCTAACTCAAAGTCAGGGTTTATCTTTGATGCTAGGTAGGCATTAATAATCGTAGGTGGGTGATGAATTATTGCATCCATTATGCACCTAACCCTGCGTTAGCGATCCAGCGATACCCCGTCGATATGCCCTTAGATCTTCCTAATTTCTTTCCTGCTGGCATATCTTTTTTATATACTTGGGGATTCTCAAGATATTTTGCAATCCCGCTTGTTCTTAAAAATGCTTGTGAGAAAAACTTATTAAAGAACATATCAAATACCTTTTCAAAACCACCTTCTACTTCCGTTCCTCCAGGATTTAAAATCTCAACTGGACCACGAGTAAATACTGTCTCCCCATTGTCCTCAAATGCCAAAACCTGTGCAGACCTAGGCCTGATTGTAACTGGAATACCGTTTTCCATAATCCTTGCTTTATCATAAAAAGGAGTTCGTGATCCATCCTTGATTGATCTTGACTGACTAAAAGATGATTTAAAAGATAGACCCAAGTTACTTACTGTATACGATATGTCGTAAAGTCTTGCGTCTGGGCTTCCAGTTAGATTCCACTCATATATGTGATGAAGCATCTGAGGATTTACCCTTGCGTTTGAGTCTATAAACTCTTTCATTACCTCGACTGTTTCCATTCCCATGGTCTTTAAAAATACTGTCTTTCCTTTTTGCACACCGTCTAAAAATCCAATAGAGTAGTTAACTATATTATTCATATCTTTTTTAAACTGCTTTGAGTTAAATGTTGTTATCATACATCACCTGACTGATTCTCTGATCTTCTTATTACTAACTTGTAGGACTCTACAGTTCCAAACGGTCCAGTAAAAGGCTCAAAGGTTGCTATTTCAAAAAGTGTGCCTTTACCAGATCTAGGACCAGATGTCTCCATGTAGATAAGGTTACCTTCTTGATCTTTAATGTCAGATATCAAGATATTGGTTAAAGCATTCTTACTATCAAGAGAAGAGATTCTGATGTCAGACTTTGATCTTCCGACAAGAATTGAATTTTGTGTAATGTTGACATTTGGCTTTACTTCTTCTTTAAATGCAGAACCTCCAGTACTAAAACTACATGCAAAAACTCTATCTAAAACCCAGTGCTTTTTGATTGAACCAAAGTCTCCTTGTTTTACTATTGGATGATATACAGATGCCTGCATTGGAAACATAAAATCTGGTGTCTCACAAACTGTCATTACAACACACCAATTTTTGTAATAGACTTAGCATACTTAGAAAGTATCTTATCTACGATTATATTTCCTGTTCCTTCGAAAAGACCCTTGTCAAACTGAATTCTAAACTGATCTGTATTGTAAGAAGAAATGAATCTCTTGTAATAGTCTAACTTACCACACTCAATGTCATGAACTAGCATCTCTGTTGCTCGAACAATGTCTGATGGAACGGCTGTATATCCATGCTCTACTGTAATCCGATAGTCCCAAGTCTTGCCAAACCCTCTGTATACGAACTGTGGATCAAGAGAATCTGATGCTGCTGCTGGCAATACCAGTGGGGCAGACTCTGCACGATTAATATTGTCTAGAGACTTCTCAACAATTGCTGTCTTATCTGATGTAACTTCGTACTGTCTATCTTCTACCAACTTGTTATTTTCGTATACCTCTAATACCTTTTTTACATCATCCCAGATAGGTAGGTAGTCTGATCCAGTTCCTGTAAAATTTAAAACCTTTTTCTTGTAGTAAAATCCTTCTGTTATTATTGAATCAATAACTGCTCTTGCAATTTCTTCATTTATGGCGTATGTCGCTATGTCAGATGCTGTGCTTGCTTTTGTTGATGGATCTACATACGGTCTAACTATTTCGTATGTTTCATCTTGCAAAAAAACTTCGTTTATTGTTCCAGGACTTTTAACAATCTCAACTCTATAAGAAGAGTCATACTTTCCTGGTAAAGATATGTCAAGAATGTTTCCTGCTGATTTATTTAAAAATGTTAATGATGATACTGAAAGATCCGCCATATCCGTTATGGTAACAGTTATAGGTGATGATGCTATTCCCGCAGGAACTACAAAATCAACAGATATATCTGCATATGGCGAAACTCTCAATATTTCCATATCTAATTACCCAAAAGCCTTCTGGACTTCTTCAGGTGTTGCAATGCGAACGTGTCCACGGGTTAGCCACTTATCTGCTTGCGCCTTTGTGACAATATTGTAACCCTTAGTAATTGAGCCAACTTCTTCCCAACGAACACTCTTTGTTGAGTGGATCGCTACCTTTTCTGTAAGGTCTGTTGATGGCTTAACATCTTTCTTTGGGCCATCGGCTGCCATTGATCCAATAGCACCTGTCTTTGTAAATCCTAGTGATTGAACTGGATCTTCTGCTGCTGGTGCTTCTACAACTGCTGCTGGTGCTTCTTCAGCAACTGCTTCAACAACTGGCTCGGAAACTGGTGCTTCTACAACTGCTGCTTCTGCTAACTTGGCTTCTGCTGCTTCTTTAACTTGCTCTGGTGTTGACCAGTATCCAACTGCAGACTCTTGCTTCTCCGCTAATTGCTCTGCTAATGTTTTATTATTTTCCATTGTATCCTCCTTGTTTGTATTATATCATTAAAGTATTAAGGGGGACAGGAGAGTGAACTCCCGCCCCCCATTAAAGGTACTGTTTACAGACTATGCGTCTGCTGCAGCGTCAGCGAATGCGATTGCATCCTCTTCTTCCCAGTTGATACCGAAGCGAACGAATACAGTGTATTCAATTGTATCCTTCTTCGCTACGTACTCACGGTTTACAGTGATGTCTCTTTGGAATCCCCATACACGGTTTGCAGGGAATGTCAAATCGATATAGCCTGCTGGGTAGTAAGGAACTTCCTGAACTTCGATTCCGAGAACACGAGTTGTACGTGCTCCACCGAATGTCTGTCCGATACCATCAAGGTATGACTGGCGGTTTGCTTGGGTTGATCCTGGGACCTGTCCAGCAAATGCTTCTGCTACTGCATCAGCAAGTGTACCGTTGTTCTTAACGATTCCACCGAATGCATCTGTACCTGCGTAGAACTTAAGATTGTTCTTAAGTGCACGGTACTTACGTGGCATTGCATTGATGATGCCCTGCATTACATCAGGTGTCCAAGCATTATCTGCTACGGTCACTACTGACTCATGTGCATCTCCGTTTGTCTTTACCTTGTTGATAAAGCCTGGCATGATTGACAAGAATGCTCCTGTTGCACCATCACCATTGATAGCGAGATCTTCGATATCGTTTGCGAATGCGTTGGTCATCAAGCGTACCAAGTGATCTTCTAGAGCGTCACCTTCTACACCATCTTCCAATGATTCTGCTGTTACTTCCCA